AGTACCTCGGCTATCGGTTGGGGGTAGCAGCATGACCACCAACACTCAAGCCCAGAAAGCCCGGCAGACCATCCGCGAACTGATGGCCAAGGGCCTGAGCGATGAAACGCTGCTGGTCGGCGCGGCGGCGGAATCCATCGGCGGCGATGAAGCGGCCAAGATGATCGCAACCATGGTCTGGCGCAAACATTTCAAAATCATGGAGGCGAATTGATGGCCCAACGGTGGACAGAGGATGAGGACCGCTTCTTGGTCGCATACTTCGACAGCATCGGGTCTTGGATTGGTCCGCATGATCTTGGGCGATCAGAAAAAGCGACAATCGCAAGGGCCAAGTTTCTGAAAGTGTCAGGGGCTTGGAATGCGATTATCGAAGCCGACAAAGCCCTTTGGTATGCCCGAAATCTGGCGGGATATTTCAAGAGGCGCGGATGATGGACAAGCCGCCGCCCATATTGCTGCAAATCTGCCGCGACGGGATAAAGCCCTACGACCGCCTGAGCGGCAATTATGTGGCCGATCTTGTCGCGGGTCAGGTGCTGACCTGCACCCCGCGCAAGGGGCGTACCAAGCCGCGCAATGACGCCTATTGGGCGGGCCTAGGGGCGGCTGTGAAGGCAACGCAGGCATGGCCCACGCCAACCCACCTGCACGACGATCTAAAGCGCCTCTGTGGCTATGTGGACCACTACCATAACCCACTGACCGGGCGGGATGAAATCCGCGTGCAAAGCACGGCGTTCAACAAGATGAGCGAGAGCGAGTTTGCCGCATATTTCCGGCTGGCTCAAATGAAATTCATCAGCGCCATGGGCTTTGATCCATGGGCGCGCGAACTGGAGCAAACCACATGACCGACATTCACAACGGTACAGCCGACGAACTCAGGGCGTTCATCGAACGGGCGGAACAACTGGCATCCGAAAAGCGCGACATTGCCGAGCAGGAAAAGGAACTGTTCGCCGAAGCCAAGGGGCGCGGCTATTGCGTCCGGACACTAAAGCGCATCATTGCTTTGCGCAAGATCACCGCCGACGCCTTGGCCGAACAAGAGGCCATTGAAGATCTGTATCGCTCGGCACTGGGCATGTGATGGACCTCGCAGGGCGCGGCCCACTGGGGCAGAAAGCACCTAAGCCAGAGCGCGGCACAGCGCGGGCTAAGGCCCACCTAGAGGCCGTCAAGCGCCTGCCCTGCGTGATCTGCGCACGACCGGGGCCTAGCGATGCCCACCACGTCTTTCATGGCCGCTACGGGGCGCGCAAGGCATCTGACTTCGAGGTGATTCCGCTCTGTCGCAATCACCACCAAGGGCCGGATGGCATCCACACAAACAAGACGCTGTGGGCGGATCGCTACGGGTTCGATCATGAGTTTCTGGCGGTTGTCGCTGACATGCTGAACGGGGATTATAATGGGGATAAATCATGCCTGTAGCCTTTGCCGCGCGCCTCAAGCGCCTTACGGCTTTCGCCTTCCTGGTCTTTGGTCTGAAATCCCAAAGCAAGCGTATCTCTGGGCCTGCGATGGGTGCAGAGACGCCGCTGAACTTCGGTGGAAATCTGCCGCCGATAAACATCAAGGCAAGGGCCTTGCGGCTGCACAACCGGAACGCCAACCAATCCTCAATCTATGAGCGCAAGCATGTGATCCTGGCCGAGGGGCTGCGCAAATGAAAGCGCCGGAAGCCGAGATACAGCGCAGCATCATCGCGTACCTGCGCACGATCCTGCCGCACGCCATCGTGCATCACAGCGCGTCTGAGGGCGTGCGTGGGGGCCGCGCTGGTTTGCTGGACGGTGCCAAGCGCAAGGGCATGGGGCAAGTGCCGGGCTGGCCGGATATCATCGTTCTGCCGTTCGCGCATGTGGGGCCAATCCTGTTCGAGGTCAAATCGCAGGCTGGCCACGTGTCGCCGGAACAGCGCGACATGCACGACCGCCTAGAGGCGCTTGGCTACCGTGTCGCGGTGGTGCGCAGCATTGATCAGGTTCGGCAACGCCTCGCCGATTGGGGCGTTTGGACGCAGGAAAGGGGCGCAGTATGACCGCCAACACCTGTGGATTCGCCGGGGATAACAAGCGGCGTTTGACTGCTCTGCCGGAAAAGCACGGCGCACAACCGACGCTGAAACCGTGGCCGACAGATCGCAGCGGCTTCATCGAAAGCGCGTTGCTGGGCCGGATGCGCCCCGAGGATCAAGCCTACATGGGCCGCGCGATCCTGCAAATGTCCGACGAGATAGCCGAACTGCGCGAGATAGTCCGCGCCCTGCAAATGGTGATGCGCGTCAAATGAGCGGTGAAAAGATCATGCAGAAACAGCGGGAAATTTCTCCTAAATGCTTTCTGCGGCAAGAGAAAAGGCTTAGAATTGAACGAGCCGCGCAGGGTTTGGCGACCCCACACGGCTCTAACCGACATGCACTCGCGGAAGGAGATGCACATGGCTGATGCAGGCCACTATCCCGATTCTATCGGTGAAATCAAGCCGGAACAATTGTCCGTTGGCCTGACCGCGCAGCAAGCCAAGCTGCTCGCGTTCATTCAGGAATGTTTTGACACTTGCGGCATGGCCCCATCATTCGAGGAAATGAAAGAGGCACTTGGGCTTAACTCCAAGAGCGGGATTCACCGCCTCATTCTGGCCCTTGAACGGCGCGGGCATATCGCGCGTGGACGGGGGCAGGCGCGCGCGCTGAGCGTGACCACCAAGACAGACACAATCACGACCCGCCGGGCGCTGGAGGTGGTGCTGAGCCGCTGCCGCCTCAACACAGAGGCCGAGGCCATCTTGAAATACTTGCTGGCAGCGGAATGCAGTCGGGGTGTCGTGTGAGCAATAAGGTTTCAGTCCTTGTCTACAAGCGGGCGATAGGCTCCCCGATCAGGAAAGCTATTCTGGCCTATCTGGCCGACAAGGCCAGCGACGATGGCAGCGGGATATGGGCGTCAAAGCAGACGATAGCCGACGAAACAGAGTGCGGGCGGTCAACCGTCATCCGCATAATGAACGAGTTTGTCGCCGAAGGTTTGCTGTTTGAAACCGGGACGCGGCCATGCCGTGGCGGGTCAACTGTCGTCTACAGCATGGACCTTGAAAAGCTCAATTCCCTGCCGGATTCCAAGTCGGAAACGGCGCAAAGTAGTCCCGCAACGGGACTAGTGCCAGAGCGGGACCCGTCCCGCAGCGGGACCCCACCCGTCCCAGAGCGGGACCCCCACCCGTCCCGCTGCGGGACCCAAACCATCCTTGAACCATCCTTGAACCAAGAACCCCTTGTATTCCCCGAGGCTGCAAAGCCCCTCAAGCCAGACAAACACCGCCTGCCCGAGGATTGGGCATTGAGCGACGAAGGTTGGGCCTATGCCCGTTCTCAGAAAATTCCAGACGAGGTGATACGCGATGAAGCACTTGGGTTCCATGCTTACTGGTCAGACCGCACAGATGCAGGCGGAAGGAAATCGCATCGAGGCTGGGAACAGTGCTGGGCAACGCGGTGCCGTGTTATCTCCAGCCGATACGCAGCGCGTGGCAACATGGCTGGCGGGTCAGCGCCCGGTCGATATGGACAAGGCAGCAGTATCGCGAGCATTGTCGCACGGCGTAGGGCTGGCGGTGAAGTATGAACATCGCTTCCCCAGCGGACCAAACGGCGAGCATCTGCCGTCCTATCAAGTCGCTGTGTCGTGCGCCGTGTCACCAGCCGGAAACCATGAAGCCGCGCTTGCCGATCTGCGCAATTTCCTGACCCCGGCCCCGGTGCGGCTGATCGAGGAATGGCTTGCCGAATTGTCGGTGATCGTTGCGCGCCGCGCCGATGACCCGTTTGCGGATGAACTACGGGTTTCGGTGTATTCAGCGCGCCTCACCCGCTTCCCCGCCGATGTGGTCAAAACCGTGTTGCTGCGGGAAACCTACCGTTTTTGGCCGACATGGGAAGAACTGGAAAAACGCTGCAAGGCGCTGACTGGACCGCGTGTGCAGATGATCGCAGCCCTTGAGCGCGGGCCGGAACCGGAAGAACCCAAACGCCGCCCCGCTACGGCAGAGGAACGGGCGCGGGTTGATGCGCTGGTCGCGGAAATGTTCCCAAGCAAATCCGCCGATGATCGGGCCGCAGCGGTGGATATCGCTCTGCGCGGGAATTGCATGGCCGACGATACTAATGGGGAATCCGCATGAACCGTACAGTTCAGTTTGAAACTATGAATTGCCCCAACCGCAGAAACGTCTAAGATGATCAAGCGCGGCTAGGTTGGCCGACCGAAAAGCCTTATCCTCCCAGGCTGCCGCGCGCTTTTTCTAGGGAGATGAAAGTGAGGAATAAGTGAGTTTAGCCGAATACCGAAGCTTCATTGCATCTCGTGCGCCAGAGTATGCGTTGCGCGGGTTTGCCCCGAAGCCGATCAACCCACTCGCCAAAATTCACCAGGACGCGGTTTTGCGGTTTGCGCTGGAGTTGGGCAAATCGGCGGCATTCTTGGATACGGGACTTGGGAAATCATTCATTGAGCTGGAGTTTGCGCGCCAGTGTTCCGAAGAAACCGGCAAACCATCCTTGATCCTGACACCGCTTGCCGTCGCCGGGCAGATGGTGCGGGAAGGCCAGAAATTTGGCATCGACGCGCGCCAGATCCGCGAACAGCATGAAGTAGGATCTGGCGTGATGGTTGCCAACTATGAGCGTCTAGCCAAGCTTGACCCGCAATCATTTGGCGCTGTGGTGCTGGATGAAAGCAGCATCCTGAAAAGCTACGCAGGGCGCACGCGGGCGATGATCCAAGATGCGTTTATTGACACGCCGTATAAGCTGGCAGCAACCGCGACCCCGTCGCCAAATGACCATACAGAACTAGGCAACCATGCCGAGTTTCTGGGCGTCATGCGCCAGCAAGAAATGCTGTCCAAGTGGTTTATCAATGACACGTCTACTGCATCACAGGACTGGCGGCTGAAAGGACATGCTGTAGAAGACTTCTGGTCTTTTGTAGCGTCGTGGTCGCGTTGTGCAACGCTACCTTCTGACTTGGGCGGCGATGATGCTGGATATATCCTGCCCGATGTAGATCGGCGCATTCATACTGTAGCCGCTGACCGCATGGAAAATGTCGCGGATGGTATGCTGTTTCGCATTCCTGAAATGTCGGCAACGTCATTCCATGAGGAAAAGCGCCTCACCCTGAAACAGAGATGCGATCTGGCGGCTGAACTGGCAACCCATGACAAGCCGGTTACGGTATGGTGCGAAACCAACGATGAAAGCGCCACTCTTGCCAAGATGATCCCCGGTGCAATCGAGGTGCGCGGCGATCTGGACCCGGATGAAAAAGAGCGCCGTCTGCTTGGTTTTGCCGATGGGGAATATCGGGCCATCGTGACCAAGCCAAAACTGGCAGGGTTCGGCGTCAACTGGCAGCACTGCGCGCATGCCGTCTTTGCCTCGATCAGCTTTTCATATGAGCAGCACTATCAGGCCGTTCGCCGGTCGCATCGCTTTGGGCAGTCGGAAACCGTGCGCAACGATATCGTGATCAGCGACACCGAGGCGTCAATCTGGGACGTGATCAACGTCAAATCGAAAAAACACGACGAGATGAAACGGCGCATGGCCGAAGCCATGAAATCAGCGCAAACGAACGCCAAACGCAGGGTCGTATATGATCGCCCGCTTGATTTGGCATTTCCTGAATGGGTGAGGACCGGACAATGAAACAACCTGAATATCAAGGCGCCGGATGGGCACTGCACAACTCAGACTGCATTGAAGGCATGCACGCCATGCCAGAAAGCAGTGTGGATTGTATGATTACAAGTCCGCCGTTTGGGGACTTATTCGTTTATTCCGACAGCGAGCGCGATCTGGGCAACGCGGGCGGCGGCGCGCAATTCATCAACCAATACAAATTCTTCGCTGATGCGCTAACCCGTGTGATGAAGCCTGGCCGCATGGTTTGCGTGCATTGCACTGATCTTCCGATGCGCAAGGGCCGCGATGGGGCCATCGGTCTGCAAGACTTCTCAGGTGATCTGATCAAGGCGCACACTGACGCCGGGATGATTTACCATGGCCGGGCGACGATCTGGAAAGACCCCGTAGTCGAAATGCAGCGGACGAAAGCGCTGGGCCTGCTATACAAGCAGATCCGCAAAGACAGCGCCATGAACCGCGTCGGCATGCCAGACTACATGCTGTTTTTCCGCAAGGATGGTGACAACCCGGATCGGATCGAACATTGCGCGCCGGGAGACATGAAAGAAGCCGTCAAAATTGTGCGTAAGTGGCTGCACGAAATGCACCGGCAAGGGCTGGCATCCGAAACGCCAACTGATGATCAAATCTCTGCACTGATCCCGCACGCCGAATTTGATGTGTACGAATGGCAGAAATTGGCGTCGCCCGTCTGGATGGATATTCAGCAGGGCAACGTCCTGAACCGCATGAAAGCCGCCGGGGATGAGCGCCACGTCTGCCCGCTGCAATTGGACGTGATAGACCGTTGCCTGCGTCTCTACAGCAAGCCGGGCGATGTTGTCATGGATCCATTTAACGGCATCGGGTCAACCGGATATCAGGCTGTCAAGCAGTTCCGCCGCTATCTTGGGTTTGAGCTGAAACCGGAATATGCCGCGCAAGCCGGAAAGAACTTGGCCGAGGCGGCGTCATCGGTGGGTGATCTGTTCGGTGCCGCAGCATGACACTGCAAATCGAACTGGACTGGATGAAATTCAACGTGCCAGCGGTGATAGGTCGTCATCGCTGCACATGCCCTCAATGCAGCGCCACACGCGAAAAGCAATCGGAGAAGTGCATGGTCGTGGATATTACCGAAGACGGATTCAGATGGTTTTGCCACCACTGCGCTTGGGATGGGTCATTGGAGTGCGTGCAATGAACCGCACCCCACTTCCCACCCGTAGACCCAATATTACCACGGAAGCGCTGTGGAATGACCACCTGATCACAGTCACTGTCGGCTTTGACCGCCAAGGCAAGCCGCGCGAATGTTTTGCCAACACCCTGCGCGGCGGTGCCATCGCAGCAAGCCTGGCCGATGCAGCCGTCCTGATCAGCATCGCCTTGCAGCACAACATCAGCCCCGCCGATCTGGGGAAATCGCTGGGCCGCGTCCCGGCATGGATCAACGGCGAACAGGTCGAAGCCCCGGCAAGCCCGGTCGGCACGATTGTCGCGTGTTTGGTGGAGTGTGAGCTATGACCGACCTATCCCCATATCAAATCACCAGCGCAAAATCCGCGCCGGTTCTGCCGCCCAAGGTGCAGGCGACGATGAAACCTTTCGGCGCATGGGACGAGGAATCCCTTGCCGCAGCATGGGCCAAATCAGCGCGAGCAGAACGGCACCAAGCCGCAGCGCCAACCTCAATCGAAAATAACGGCCATCGCCTTCCGGATGTGCCCGAGGCGTCAACGCTTGCCGTCATGCGCCGCCTGATCGGCAAAAAGCCCATATCCGCATACATGCTTTCCCGTGCTGCTGGGCTGACCCAGTTGAAATGCCAGAAGGCCGCACAATGGATGGTAAAGCAGGGTGAGGCCAAGATCACGGAAAGTCGGCGCGGCGGGAAAACCATCATCGCCTATTGCGCCTTCAATGCCCCGGACAAGCGGGAAAACGTGAAGGACCGTTACACCGCCTATCCGATCACCGTTCGCGGCGTGACCTACCCCAGCTTCAACGCCTGCGCCGAGGCTTTGGGCGTGACCCCCGCGACGGTCTATTACCACTGGCTGCGCAAGACGGCTGACAAGATCGGGATGGGCCGCTGGAAAGATGGGAGTGCAGCATGAAGATCAAAGCAACCTATCGCGCGCAGGAAGGCCGCTTTGACCCAGACGTGAACCCCGGCCAAACGCGCGAGGTATTCACCGACCGGCCAACGCACAGCAAAGTGCTGGGGCCGGATGGCTGGCCGCTGGAATACGAATATGAGCCGCTTGGTTTTGATCTGACCGCGAGGAGCAATGCATGACCACCATAACCAAACCCACCAAGGCCCGCACCAAAGCCGCACGCCGCCGCAAGAGCAAGATCAGCCTCGCCAACGGTGATACGGCCAACAGCCGCCCGACAGGCCGCGACCGCCGCCACACCAACCAGCCAGCCGAGGATGCGCGCACGGTCGCCCTTGCCGCCCGCGTTCGCGTGCATGGCATCGCCGCCGACGCCGCCACAAGCCCGCTTTGCACCGACGCGGTGGATCGCTGCATCATGGCGCTGGCAAAGGACCAAGCCGCAGTTGCGCAGACATGGCGGGCCATCATCACCGCGCAGCACAACTTCAGAACCCGGATCTTGGGCCAAACCGGCTATCCGAAAGGCGCGGCAATCGCCATGGTGCCGGATCGCATGGAAGCCGACACAGGCCACACCATCGACATTCGCACAGCCGACGAAAAGGACGCAGCCGCCAAGCGCGCATGGGCATTATGGGAATCCGCAATCAAGGCGCTGCCAGTGCCGCAGTACATCTGGGCTATCCGCAACGCGCTGAACGGCGGTATGGATGGTGAGGGCGGCGACGTGTGGCGTAATGGTCAGCCGACTGCGCGCGGGCGGGCGCTGGTGGATGCGCTTGTGGCAGTTGGCGGGTGACACCACCACCCGTTGACAAACCACCTATATGGTGTAGGCTGACGATAATCAGATGAACTGCGCCGGGGGAAACCTTGGCGCTTTTTGCGTTTCAAGAACATGGCGAGGCTGACATGGCAGACGACCGGGACGAAGCCGGGCGCTTTCTACCGGGCAATCGCCAATGGGAGGCGCGCAGCAGCGCAGGGCCAAAGCCAAAATTTTCCGACGAGGATGCGCTATGGGCTGCGTGCTGCGAATACTTTGCGTGGGTATCGGACAACCCGCTGCAAGAGGCCAAGGCGTTTTCTTACGAAGGAAAGGTCACGGTTGCGGCGTTGCCAAAAATGCGCGCGATGACCATCACCGGCATGTGCTTGTTCCTCGATGTGAGCCGCTCAACATGGGATGAGTGGAGAACGTCGCGTCCCGATTTGTCGGACGTCATCACGCGAGCAGAGCAAATCATCTTCACCCAGAAGTTCGAAGGCGCATCTGCGGATTTGTTGAATGCCAACATTATATCCCGCGAACTCGGGCTGGCTGATCGTCAGGTTCTAGCTGGAACAGGCAAAGATGGTGCAGTCCTGATCGATACGCCGGAACTTACCCCACTCGAAACCGCGCGGCGCATGGCGTTCATTCTCGCCTCGGCCTTGCAGGAGAAACCGGAATGACCCTAACGCCAAGCCAAAGACCGTGGGAACCCTTGGATGTCGTCATTGAGAACGGCGCGTCTCTGTCGGTGGCCTATAACCTGCGCGGCAAAATCCCAGTCGGCATTTACATATCGGCGGCATGGACTGCGGCAGATCTGACG